TATATGGTCATCGGTTACAATTACACCATCTATTTCATATTCATAATTTGTTCTCCAATCCATTAACAATTCTGATAACATCTCATTTGACAATTGGTCTACTGTTTTATTTTGGACTACTTTATGACCTAACTCTATTAATTTTTCTATTTGGGCACTTGGACGTAATTCTGGTTTAATTAATTCATATGATACAAAATCTATGTCCTTTGCTTTTTCATCTATTGTTTTACTATTTATTATTCCCGACACCAAATTACGAGGATTTGCAAATTTGGATTTATATTTTTCGTCAAAAACAAGACGAGGTATTATAAATTCACCACGGACTACAATGTTTGGCTCTGTTGGTAATTGGAATACTGGCAATAAATGACTTATATCCTGTCCTATTGTTCCATTACCGCGTGTATATAATTTTGGTTTGTCACCTTCTGTAGTATATAATCCACTTACACCGTCTAATTTGCATGACAATACATATCGTCCTTTATACTTTTGACACCAATTTGTTAGTGCTTTCGTATCTGGTTTAATTTTATCCATAGATGCCATTTTATACGGTAACTCTACCTTATTCCTTGTTACTTTTGCACCTATTTGGTCTAAGTCAGTATTTGCTGGATATACACGTTCAACATATTCTGTTATAATATCATATTCAGAATCAGTAAGTATTGAAACCTTTGTATTATAATACACATGACTTGCGGTTTCACATAATTCTATTATTTCTTGTTCACTTAAACCAGACAATGTATCTATACCATCTTGACGAAATTTAATTATAAAGTCCTTCGCTTTTTTTATTCTAGATTCCATATTATCTTCTTGAGATTTTAATTTTATATCAGTTTCTTTTATTTTGAGTACCTTCTTTTTTTTATTTATATCTTTACGTGTCTTATTTTTGGGACTTATTTTGCGTTCTACTTTGGATATTGTAATATTTTCCTTCTTATCCATATGTAATATAGGTACCAATTCAGGTAACTCATCTGTTGTAATATTTATCTCGGGATTTTCATTTTCTTCTTCTATTACTATTCGGGGTGCAACTTTTACAATCTTCACCATTTTTGTTGTTTTCTTTACTTTTGGTGATTTCATTTCTTTTTTTTCTGGTGATTTTTTCTTGGTTTTACGAACAGACGAATCTGTTGTTACTTTATCATCAGGTGATTTTTTCTTAGTTTTTCGTTGTTTCTTTTCTGTTTTTGTTATAACTGGTTCTTCATGGGCTGGACATATTGATATTATACAATCTGTATTTCGTAAATTACACGTACACCAATTTCGTGACCCATTTAACTTATCATCCGTCCAACTTGGAGAACATCCAGTAACACATTCACCCTTAGGTACTGTATCACATGATTTATAGCAACTTTGACCCTTCTTTTCTATATTTTCTATATTTTTATCATGTACAATTGGTAACGTTGTTTCTACTGCACGACCATCCACACGTTCAGTTGGTTTCTTATATTTCAAAAATAACGATTCAAATATTGATTCCTCTGTTTTAAAAGTCTTATCTATTTTCCCTCCTTTTCCCTTTCCCTTTTCTTTATAATAAAAACCATGTTCATTGAGTGATAACCCTAATTTTAACGCATAACTACGCATTGTTGTATTAAATGCCTTACTTCCTGTAAAATATAAGGTAGCAAATGGATATTCATCGGGAGGTGTAAACATGAAATCAACTCTTCTCGCTATTGGGAAACCTGGTGTTTTTACAATAACTAAACATTTGGTGTCTCCTTGTGAAAGTATTTCAATTATTATATCCTTATTTTTCAAAATATTAATTACCTTACTGAATATACCAGAATCACTTGATGTAATTATTATATCTATATCACCTGATGTTTTCGCACCACGGCGGTAACTACCAACAATCTCATACTTTAAATTTGTACCGCCAAGTTCCTTTATTTCTGTTTCAAGTATTTTATCAAAACTATCTATTTCATTACGTGGTATTCTTTTTAAAATATCTTCATAATACTTTAATCCTATACGTTGTTTATCATTCAATAAACTATCTTGCCTATCACGCAAATCTTTAATTGTTTTTATACCGGATTTTACTAATTCTTGGGCTTTTTTAGGTCCAATTCCATAAATATCAGTCAACCATATTTCTGGGTTCTCTTTTTCACGTTCAAATACATGCAATGTACCTGTGTTATCATACTCAGTCATCTTTGCAATTATTGTTGGACCAATATTTGGCTTCCCTTCTAATTGGTTTGGTGATGTAATATTCTCATCTATACTTAATAAAGTGTCTTGAGCGCGGCTATAAATTCGGCTTCGCATTACATCTCCCTTTTTATTCATTAATATTGACAACCGATTCAATACATCAGCATATATTTCATTTTTACGAGGAGTTTCGTCTAATTTTGAACCAGTAGAAACAATTATATCACTTTCTGTTGGTGGATAAACTGGCTCTTTTACAATATTCAAGTTACGCTTTCTAGTTTTATTTACAGGTACTATTGGGTTAGAAACAATTGGTAAATCAATATTTTTACGCCCCTTTTTTATCATTTTGTCTATACTTTGAATCTGTTTATCATCAATAGATGATTCCATTTTATAATATATGTATAGGAATTTTTAGATACATATATTACTTTATTAAAATCCAGGTGCATCAGTAAAAACCTGGGTTGTATTTAAATTAACTGCTTTACCATCAGTTACTACATTAAATAAATCCGTCATTGTTCCATTTATTTGAAAAAATACAAACAACCCTAATAAGGCTGACCCAAATACCATTGCTGCATCTCTTATTACATATTTTAATGGAGTCCATTGTTTTGCTACATATTTCATCTCAATTACTTTCATTATACTAAACATAAATGTTATTATTGATGCAATTATCAGTAACTTTTCCATATACAATTATAATTAGTTTATAGAAGATTATATATTTATTAAAACGCATAATTCTGCCTAAATTGGAGGTAATTCTTCTATTCCATCTAATATTACGTCATCAGTTGCTGCATTCTTTTCTGCTTCATCCAATATATCAAACCCGCTTAAGTCCACCATATCTGTATGAATTTGGATTCGTTCGTCGTCCGTATCACTCTCTTCTTCTAATTTACGTTCAAGTGCACGCGATGTACTAATATCTTCCAAACGTTCTATTGTCTTTGGTGCAGATACTTCATCCACATTATTCTGTTCATTTAATACTGTATCCATATCATTAAACTCCAATTTCGTTACTACTTCGTTATCATCTATATTTTGAATGGTTGGTACTATTTCTGGTACTGTTTCTTCCTTAGAATCTTGCTTATCTTCATCGGGTTCTTGTTCCATTGGAGTACTTTCTTCTTGTTCAGCATCGGGGACATCTTCAATGATTACTTCCTCTTCCTGTTCTACACTTTCATCCATATATGCACGAATTATTGCTTCAGTTGGCACACTTTCACGAATTGTTGTTAATATACATTCTTGAACAATTGATTCCAACTCACGATTATTCTTTTGAACCTGCAAAGGAGAAATATTTCGCTCAAATAAATATACATTCATATACACCTTTCGTGCTACATGGATATAAACCTTATGAATAAATATGTCTAACTTAGGAATTGAAATATCTATTTTCTTCTGCTTATTACCTACTCTAATACATGTCAAAACCTTTAACTGAATAATATGGACACATGTAATTAAATCCTCTAAATAATCACAGCCACTACGTTCTACTATTCTTTTACGTTCCTCTTCTACAATGATATTATTCCATTTTGGTACTCTTGACAATAAATTTTGAAAAGTCATTAAATATTTTGTTGCTTCATCGTTATCTAAGCACATTTTCCAAGATTCATTGAATATAGAACGGATACCTTCTATTACTACTGGTGTAAATACACTAACTAAACGACTACACCATTCATTTCTTGATTCATGCAAATTTGATATGACAAAATCGTCCATATTATATCTATATTTCTGTAATATTTTTTAAGTCCTTATTTGAACGTAAATACAAATAATCTAATATTGTGTATATTAACATTTTTTCAAAACGATATTCTTTACGTATAGTATCAAAATATACACACGTATTTGCTTTTAATTTACTATCTATATCTTGATTTTCCTTTATCCATTCTATTATATCTAATCCAGACAAACCCTTTTCATAAATCTCTTCACATAATATTATTAAACTCTTATGTGATAACTCATTCTTTATGTATGTTTTTATTTGTTTATCTAACCATTCACCATTGTTCTCCATATACTCAATCTTATAAATTTTATTTTTTGATATTGTATGTAAATTACATAATCTATTTCCATGTATGTACTCCGGAACATATATCTCACAAAATCTTGACAATATTGGTTTTAATAATTTATGTTTGTTCTCTATGATTATAAAAAATCGGGTATTAAAACTAAATTGTTCTATGCATCTACGTAGTGCAGATTGGGCGTCTATTGTTAGATTGTCTGCATTAATTAATACAATTGTTTTAAATAAGGAACCATTATTTGAGTGTATATTCGCTTTTGCGAAAAATTTCAGTTCTTCTCTTATAAACTTAATTCCCTTGCCATGTGCACAATTTACTATCATTATATTTGATTTCATACGTGATTTATTATTTTCATATATAATGTTCAAAAAATCGTTTACAATCGTTCGTTTACCACTCCCTGATACACCATGGAATATTATATGTGGGATCTTATTTGATACATAAAACTGATTTAACTTATTATATATCGGTTTGTGTATATTTTCAGTATTTATATCTATTGTTTTTGGACCTTGCATGTTATAAAATAAAATCATATACTATTTATATGATTTTACCGCGGTTATAGTTTTGTAATTACTAATTGTTTTGTAAATTCATACCTACCTTGATGCATTGTTTTTCTACCAACATTACACTGTAAACATGCTATTACCACGTTTTCTTTATTGTGACCTATACTATTATCTATTCTATCCAATGACCATTGTGTTGGTTCTCTTGCCTTTTCATAGAGAACCTGTACTGGTTTTTTACAATAATAACAAATATTCTCTGCATTTTCCAGCGTTTTTAGCGCATAATGCACATCTACAATTTGGTCTGGTTCGTATAGAGATTTTTTTATATCTTGTGCCCTATAACCCGCTATCTTTTGGGTTACATGTTTCAATATTACCTGACATGGATTTACATCTACATTCTCATTGTTTACTAATTGGCGAATATATGTCAACTGGGCATCTGGTTGCATGTCTTCTTCAGTAATGTTCCACATATCCGTTTGAGTTATTGCACGATTTTTTGGTGTTTTTTTCATAGCTATTAATTTATTTTCACATGGGTTCTCCAATTCGTCATTTTGATTGGGAAATTCTATATTTATTTTCTTAATACTCATGTATGACTATCTATGTGACTATCTAATTTATTTGTATATATTCCCAAATTTTTTCAAACGTATTGAGAACCTATTCACCATTTGTAAAAGTTGACGATAAACTTGTACAATTTCCGCCATTAAATGTCACAGAATAGTCTACTTTGTTCGGTTTTGTTCTTGTTTCATTTTCATATACAAAATTCCATTGGAATTTTGCGTCTTTTGCCCCACTCTCTATACAATAATAGATATCGTTCTCAAATTGTGCATAAGAACCACGGTTTATACTTGCATCTTGTGGAAAAATATTTAACGGTTCATTTCCATATCCACCTAAACGATTTGCTAAAATATGTCCTGCGTCACAATCTTCAATTCCATCATCATCCAATATTCTTGAATATTTTTGTGTACATGATGTTGTACCTGTACCATGGTCTAAATCTATTGGTGTTATTTCACCATGTGCTGTTATTACTACTGGATAATCACCATGCATTTTATATTCATACGTTATTTGTGCTGTACCTCCACCCATTGTAATTGAATTCATACCAACGTCTGGACAAGGCACTGTTGTACATACACATTGTGTTTCTGCATTACTTAATGACATCATCGTGTTTAGTATACCACACAAAAATAATACCCACATTATATATAATCACGATATGTTTTTATGTCTCATGTTGTTACTCGCTGAATTTGCTATTATTGCACATTCTACACCATCTACCATGTATGTTTTTGCTTACAGTTGGACACCTGGATTTTGTAATGGAGAAACATATCCTGGTTGTACCGATTCACTAAATTATTGGAAACAGAACTTCACTATACATGGATTATGGCCTCAATATGTTACATCTGGCTATCCTTCCACATGTACTAATGAGCCATTTGACCCTAATGTACCTAATGATATTGGTTTAGATTACATGATTGAACGGTGGCCCGACGTTCAATATGAGACAAGTAGTAAATCATATGACTCCTTTTGGGAGCATGAATGGTCTAAACATGGGACATGTTCAGGATTATCTCAATATGATTATTTTACTACAGCATTATCACTTACTAATTTATTAACAACCCCTGATATTTTACATAGCTATATAGGGTCTAATATCAACACTCAACTTCTACGTACATCTATTGCTGATTCCTCAGCTGTTTCTTTACAATGTCATAACCAGATGTTAGTTGGAGTTTATACATGTTGGCAACAAATTGATAATATTCCATCTAAAATTGTCCAGTGTCCTGATGATGTTATTCATGAAGATACATGTACAGATACAGAAGTATACATTCCTGCATTGAATTAATAATGTTTACAAATAAAGTAAAGATTATTATACTAATATAATATTACAATGAATGAAGTTACTATCGGTTTTATTATATTTGTTGTGTCTATTATAATGTTGTGTTTCCTATGTACTGAAGATTGTTGTTGCGAACTATGTATGAATGATAATCATACACTGGAAGATGTACTTACCAATGAATTAAATGAAATATCTAAAGTTTCCTCACCAATACAAGATACTCAGTCTACACATATTGAAGTTTAATCATCTCACGTGCTTAGTAAACGGTGTTGCATATTTATGTTGATATTGATAATCCACTATATTAGCTGTTTTAAATGAAATCACATTTAATATATTTGGTTTATCTGCTTTATTATAATACATATGACATTCCTCTACTTTTTCTGGTGTGTATAGTTTCAAAATATAATTGGCTTCTGGATAACAGCGTATAATACTATTTAATTCTTCTAATTTGGATTTATCACATGTTATCTGTGTTTTATGTATCAACTGTTTCACCCAATCCATTGTTACATCTATCTTCACGTGTTCTTTTAATTTATCTTGTAAACAATATAACAATCTACGGATCTGGTAATCCTTGTCTTCCTCTGTATATTCTCTATGTACTACTTCTATTCCCAAACTTAACATATATTCTTTTACTGTATTAATGTCTTTATTTGGAATCTTATCTATCATTACTGACTTTTTTTCACCATCAACTAATATATTCTTTGAATCAGTAATATGTAATAATCCTTGTACAAATATATTCTTTACCTTATCAAACAATTTATCATAAGTTACTTCTGTGTCATCACCTAAGTTTAAATTATATGTAAATGGATTTTTTGCAATATTGTTAAAAAACTCGTCTAAGTTAATATTGTTCTCTGTTTCTTCGGTTTTACTCATTCTATAATAATACAAAATATTTTTATTTTTCTATTATTATCACAATTAAGTTCCCACATATACATATCCCACAATACCTAATTATTGTAATCTTCTTTAAGTCCTAATTTCAATTTATATACTTGTCAGAAAAAACACAAAAATAAAAAGTGTTTCAGATATCCCAAAAAAGGACATTCTGAAAATGTCCATTTTTGGAAAAGTGCAACCACTTTTTTTTTCAGAAAAACACAAAAAATCACTTCAGAGCATAATGCAGCAAATCCTGAATTTCTATAAAAAATTTGTGACTGAAAATTTTTTTAATACTTTTCAGAAAAGGATTTAGGGGTTTTTTATGTTAGCATATATAAAGGAAAAAGGCTAATAAAAATGCTAACTATAAAACCCCAAAAAACCCCAAGAATATATACATGTATTTGTTGTGATTTTAAATGCAGTAACAAGAAGGATTTTAATCGGCACAATTTGACTGCAAAACATAAAATGCTAATAAATGCTAACGAAAAAACCCCAAAAAACCCCAAAGCATTTATGTGTTCATGTGGTAAGATATATAAACAAGCCCCGTCATTGACCCGTCATAAAAAGAAATGTACTTATATAGCTGAAAATGATACAGATAGTAATGATGATGAAGATGATGAAGATGATGAACCAGAAGAAATCAAGGATACAATAAGTGAACCGTTGACTGATGCAAGTACAGTGTTAAGATTGTTAAAACAGAATGATGAGTTTAAAGAGTTAATGGTAGAACAGCATAAGGAAAATGTTGCACTGCAACAGCAGAATATGAAATTACAAAACCAGATGTTAGATGTAGTCAAGGAAGGAACCGTAATTAATAATAACATTACAAATAACACAACAAATAATCAGTTTAATCTCAACTTTTTCTTGAATGATACCTGCAAAGATGCAATGAACATAACAGATTTCCTTGGTAATTTGAATGTGCAAATAGATGAGATAGAATATATAGGGAATCACGGGTATGTGAATGGTATGACGAAGATGATAATGAATCGTTTGAAAGATATGGACGTAACGAAGCGTCCAATACATTGTACAGATATAAAACGAGAAACAATGTACATAAAAGATGAAAACGAATGGTGTAAAGACACAGACGAGCTAACAAAGTTACGTAGAATCTTAAGTCGTATAACAATGAATAATTATAGAACAGTTCCACAATGGAAAACCGCCCATCCAAAGTGTGAAGAAATGGACACTCGTGATTATAATTTCTGTTATAAAATGATGCGTGTGATATTAGGTGACGTGGAAGATGCTCAAATAAAATTAGATAATAAAATAATAAAGTCGTTATCAAAGGAATTGTATGTAGATAAAAAAAGATAGTTGTTTTGGTAAATAACAAATATAAAAAATAAAATAGTATTAGAATAGCTATGTTCTCACAATTTTTTACAAGAGTTTATAAAAAGTTATCATTTGAAGATATACAATTTGCAATACGTAATAGAGGAGAGTTTGTAATAATAAATACATTACCAGTAACAGACCAATCGTGTTTGATAGAAAATACAATAACTCATGTAGAAGAAGAACAAATATTAAATAATCTTCTTACGAATTATGGTTTAAACCAGAAGATAATTGTATACGGAAGGAACAATACAGATAATACAATAAATACGAAATATGACCAATTAATGAATTTAGGGTTTCAGACGGTGTATTTATATGTAGGTGGTATGTTTGAATGGTTATGTTTACAAGACATATACGGTAATGAAGAGTTTCCAACAACAACAAGAGAGTTAGATATATTGAAATATAAATCACCACGTACATTTGGTGGGTATTTGTTGACTAGATAGTAAGATAGGTACAACGGATACTAAAAAATTGATTTACATATTAATAAATAATATGTAAATATCATTCAAATAATTTGTACAATTACAATATATCTATGTCATCATTCGGTATGAGTCGTCCATTGATTATTGCTATAGAGGGAAACATTGGAGCCGGTAAATCAACTATAATTGATACACTGGGTAAACAGTTAGAAGGAAATAAAGAAGTAATTTTGTTAAAGGAACCAGTAGATATATGGGAAAGTATTAAAGAAACAAGTACAGGTGAAAATATATTAGAAAAATTTTATAAAGATTCAGCAAAATATGCATTTTCATTTCAAGTAATGGCTTATGTAACCCGTTTAAGTTTACTTCGTGATACAATTCGTAATAGTCCCGAATGTAAAGTAATAATTTGTGAGCGTTCATTGGATGCCGACCGTAATATATTTGCAAAAATGTTATACGATGATGGTTTAATCGAGGATATTCATTATCAAATATACTTACGGTTCTATAATGAATATGTAAAAGAATATCGCGTGGACGGAATAGTGTATATAGATGCAGATGCGGAAGTATGTTATAATCGTATAAAGAAGCGTTCCCGAGATGGTGAATCAAATATATCATTAGATTACTTGGAGAAGTGTAAAAAATACTATGATGATTGGTTGGACTCAGTAAGATTGAATATAGATATATTGGATATAAATGCAAATTATGATACAAAATATAATATGCAAGATGAAAATGATAAGGGAGTAGAATGGTTGTCAAATATACATAAATACATAAATGCACGTAAGAATGCAGCAATAAAGGGAGAATATGAAAGTAAAATCCCTTTTATGAATTATGTAGAAGCGGTTATGGATACATTACGATAAACATTAGTCAAATTTAACAATAATTTTAACAGTCTCTTTTTTAATACATTTACATGCAGAAACGGATAATTCTTCTCTTTTTTTGCGTGTTTTTGCATTATCGTTTTGTGGTTCAGTAATGGTTCGGCGTTTAGCTGTACTATTACAGTTATTCATATCCTGTTCTATTTCTTGAAAATGAGATTGAATATAATCAATAATATTATTTTCAATTGCCCATTTAAAAAAGTTTAATTGTCCAATCGTAGTTTCCATAGATTGGTTGTTATTATATGGAATTCTAATACGATCCCATCTACAAAAAGGGTCAAATCGTTTTTTAGAATATGCTTTTAATTTAAGTTTATATTCGTTATATACTTTAAACCGTGAGTTATTGTCCGGATTAGATGGATATTGTAATTCATATACAGTAAAATGTTTTTTAGCATAATTGGTAACAAACCAATCAACAATGCGCAATGATAATTTGGTATCTCCATTTATAATATTCATCATAATATGAATATTATGGGAATCTTTATAAAAATCAAGGAGAGTAGACATAAGTAAGTCATTTTGTGTATGTAATTTGTTAGATTTATACATATTATAAGAAGTAAGATGCAATTGTCTATACCCTTTTGAAATGGAATTTAAAAAATTGATTATATATTATAAATATAAATAGATATTAACTTAAGTAAGCACAATGGATTTAAAGCAGAATAAATTAAGCAAAACCGAATGGGAATCTATCGAAAAGTCGGTAGATAATAATGAAAAAAAGATATTAAAGATGATAGTAGACGGATATGAGGATGTAAATATTCGTTTTAATGAAACCCAATCGTTAAATAATTATATTCGGTTTGACCAAACAACTGAGATGGATTATTTCTTATATAAGAGGTATTTTGAACAACGAATGGTAACAAAACTGAAAGAATATATAAATGGAACGCATTTTGATAATTATGAATGCAGAATAAACTCGGGTAAGTTAAAGAAATTAAAAAGTGGTGAGACGATTCGATTAAATAATTTGGAGAATAATATAGAATTAAATAAGTCAAGTATCTTTGAGTTTTTATTAATAGATTTATACACAGGATTGGTAAAAAATGTGAAAAAAGGAAAGAATTATGCGTTTTATTTATATACAATAATCCAACTAAGAACAGCAAAAATTACAAATATAAACATATATGTATTGGATATAATCAACTATGCGGTAGAATATGTAAATTCATTAATAAGTTTAAGCAATATAATCACAAATGCATACGAGTTTATTGAACAAAATAAATATTTACTGAAATACGAAGATCGTACGTTATTTAACCATCAACGTGAATTGTTTACGATATGTAAGCAAAATGCAAATCGTGTTTCACCACTATCATCAGTAGTAGAAGACGAAGAAGAAAAAGAAGAACCAGAAATAAAGATACCCATGTTGATATTGTATACTGCTCCAACCGGAACTGGAAAAACATTATCACCAATTGGATTATCCGCATCAAACCGAGTGATATTTGTGTGTGTAGCTCGTCATATTGGATTAGCATTGGCAAAGTCAGCAATAACCATGGAGAAAAAAGTAGCATTTGCTTTTGGTTGTGAAACAGCAGCGGATATTCGTTTGCATTATTTCTCAGCAAAAGATTATACCAGAAATAAACGGACAGGTAGTATAGCAAAAGTAGATAATAGTGTGGGTGATAATGTAGAAATAATGATATGTGATGTTCAGTCATATATTACTGCAATGCATTATATGATAGCATTTAATGACGTTAATGATATAATAACATATTGGGATGAGCCAACAATAACATTAGATTACGAAAATCATCATTTACATGAAGTGATACATAATAATTGGAAGAACAATTTGGTTCCAACAATGGTATTATCATGTGCAACATTACCAACTACAGATGAAATGCGTCCAGTATATGACGATTTTCGTTCAAAATTTGAGGATGCAGAAATCATAACAATTACAAGTTATGATTGTAAAAAGTCAATACCAATATTAGATAAAGATTTATGTTGTGCATTGCCTCATTATTTATATGATAATTACAGTGAAATATTAGTAACAGTACAGCATTGTAAGCAAAATCCAACAATATTGCGTTATTTTGATTTACGTGAGATAATTAAGTTTATCAAATATGTGAATGAGAAGGAATATATTGATGAACGATATACCATAGATTCATATTTTGGTATAGATATAACAAATATTACAATGAACCGCCTAAAAGAGTATTACTTAGACGTATTACTACATGTAAACTCTGCAAGATGGACAACTATTTATAATTATATGAAACAACATCGTAAACCGAGATTTAATGAACCGCGTACAAACACATATGTTCAAAGAGTAAGTAGTATGGGTGCACTAACATCTGTACCCAAAGGAGGAAATGTATTAACACGAACAGTGAGTACTGCAAACCATAAGCAACCAGCTGTTACTCAAAAAAACGCGGTTCCAGTGGGTGTATCAATTACAACACAAGATGCATATACATTAACTGATGGTCCAACGATATTTTTGACAGATGATGTAGATAAAATAGGAAAATATTATATTGCTCTTACAAATATTCCAAAGCATAGTTTTGATGAAATCCAGCCAAAAATAGATATAAACAATAAGTTAACAGAAAGGATAGATAAATTGGAGAGAGAGATTGAACATCAAAATGAAAAGTCAAATACAAGTTGGGAGAATTCAAAAATGACGAAAGAGGCTCGTGCTTTAGACACGGAAATAACCCGTTTACGTAAAGAAGTCCAAATAGTATCATTAGAATCAGTATATGTTCCAAACACATGTCTTCACCAAAGACGTTGGACTCCAGACGGGTCGGTTCATGAGAATGCATTTGTATCAAGTATAGGTGATCAGATGAGTAAAGAAATCATGTTGTTGGATGTAGAGATGCATATAAAATATTTATTGTTATTGGGTATTGGTGTATTTAAACAAATCCCTGATAAGCGATATATGGAAATTATGAAACAGTTAGCAGATGAACAGCGATTGTTTATAATTATCGCATCGACGGATTATATTTACGGAACGAATTACCAATTCTGTCACGGATTTATTGCAAAAGATTTGAATGGAATGACTCAACAGAAAACACTTCAATCAATGGGACGTGTTGGTAGGAATAATATCCAACAGGATTACACTGTTCGGTTTCGTGATAATGATATGATAAGTAAGTTATTTAAACCCCCAGAAAATAACATGGAAGCAATCAATCTGTGTAAATTATTCACCAGTGATTAAAAATGAAATAAAAAGCAAACAATAATTAGAATAAAATAACAATTTTTTATTGATATTTTATAAAAACTAAAAGTATTTATATATAGGATTTAATAGATATACACCAACTAATATACCTAATCCGTTTGCAATAATATCCTTATAAGTACCATACCACCATACACCATTAGAATCAGCATATATATGTCCTAAAAGAACTTCAATAATTTCCCAGATAATACCTAAAATAAGCAAAGTATATTTATAATGAGGATATAATGATGCAGCAATCATATAAACAATAAAGTGCGAAAGTTGCCATTGGTCAAAATATGAACTAATAAATAATTTTGAAAGTAATGGGTCTTTAGTGTCTTCAATTTCAAAGAAATTTAAACAAGCCTTGTAAATTAAAATCAACAAAATTAAAGAAATGGATGCAATACAAATTTCAGTAATTTCTAAAAATTTCATACTTTTTAAACACCTAAACATAAATGGAAATAGCAAAACTAAAAAAATAGAAACAGTATATATGTATTTATGTTGTGTATCCTTTGATATTTTCATTATATAAAATGAAAATATATTAATATTAAATTAAAGAGCCTTTGTGTAATCAACAACATAAGGATTTTGTTTCAATGTAGACATAATATCAGGTGTATTTCTTTCCATATTGATGGTAGATTTTAATGAATTATCGGTACCAGCAAGACGTCCCATATTAGCAACCTCAGGAGATCTATAAGGCATATTACCACTAATAGAACGTGTATTTTTTAGGGATTCATCACGTGTTTTTTCACGCATATTAATGTTACCGTTCATAATGTTCATATTCCCTTTAACCATGTAACCATCAATGGTACTGGCTTTAATATCATTATTACGTTGATTGTATCCAGCTTCATAGGATGTCATTTGACGTGTACCGTCACCAGCACCAGCATTACCAGTATATTGTACGGTAGTATCTTGTCGTTTGGTATCATAAGCTTGTTGTTGAGTAACTTTATATGCACCGCCTAATTGATTGGCATTCACATTCAAATGGTTTTTAGAATTCTCGGTAGTTTCGCGAATAGTCGTACTTGTACGGTCAGCAGGGTTAAATATGTATGAGTTAGGAACACTGGAACCAGGATTTTGATATGGGCGAAGATTGCCAACAACGTTTGCTTTGCGTGATGGGCGTAAAACATCTAATAATGGTGCAACAGCTGCACCAAGACTTCCACTAACTAATCCAAAATAACCATCTTGTTTGTTAGATGTACGATTGTTAGGATATGCCTTTTTGGATTTAATTCCATAATCAGATTCGGTAGCAGGATTACGACCATTAGCATTAGCCCCAGCGATGGGTACAGCTCCTAATTCAATATTATGAGAAGGCATATATTCACCAGGTGCGTAGGTAGCGGGGGTTTGTGAACCAGCTGCACCCGAATAAGATGTGGTAGTTTCTGGACGTGATACATATCGGTCAATAGGAATAGCATGTAATGTTTCTCCCTTAGATGCACCAGTAGTAGTAAAAAGGCGGTCTTGTCCCATTTCAAAAGCGGTATCGGGTCTATTTTTTTCCATAACACCCATTTGTTCGGAAGTACCAATTTGTTGTATATTACTGTATGCAGGACCCTCATGACCGAGTAATACGTGTCCAGAAGATTTTGGTTTAGTATCAACGCGTAAATTATCAACTCCTTTAGGTTGCCATGATTCACGCATCATCATACCAGAGTTAAAACCATTAGAACCTTCATTGGTATAACCTAAACCTAATCCAGGAGCAACACGTTCTTCTTCAAATGGTTTAGTATTTGCCATACGCATGCTATTATTAACACGTGATTGATAGAAATCATTCATATTGGGGGCTCCGTGTGCCCAGTCTTGGTTTTCATTGGGTGAAAACATAGGAGCTTGTTCTTTTTTACTAATTGTTTGAGAACCAGCGCCAGAATAATTATCAAGAATCCCGTCATACGATTTTTCGTTCGCATTAGAAGTTGTCATTTTTGCCCCAAAAAAAGGAACCATATTGTTGTGTTCAAAATGAGAACCAGACACTTTTTCACCGGTTAAGGAATAATAAGATGCGGTTTCATTGTCATTAGTAGACTGCTTAGATGCCATATTAGCATCAAAATATTTATCAGTGTATACATTTCCACCATTATCAAATTTATTTACTGTAGAAAGTGCAGAGGTTTGGTCAACTTCTGCGGTTTTAATAGGATATTCTTCGGGAAAATTTCTGTTAGGAATATTAGTATTAGGTAAATCATTGCGAGAAGTAAATGGTTCTTCATCATTATTGCCACGATTAGATTGTCCATTCATTATATACATTAATCCAAGAGCGACACCAGGTATAGCTAATTCCATTATAATATATTATATAATTATATTAATCTTATATAATATTTATTAAAAATAAACAATAATCTTATCTATATAATGTACCGGGGCATTCTTGTTCTTTTCCTCCAATGC